AGCCGTTTGCTACTGCTGAGCCTACAAAGCCTTTACCTATGATGCCTAATTTCATACGTTAAGTCCTATCAAAAGCATAGCCATACCCATTCCTAATAACATAAGAACTTGCACAACTGACATAATTGCCACTTGTTTCATTGGGTGAATACTATCAATTGAACCTAACTGCTCTGATTGTTGTGTTTTAATTTTATCGTATTCTTTCATACTTTTCCTTTTATTCTATTCATTAAATATATATCTTCATATGGTTCTTCGCCAGCATAAGTTGGCGCATCTACTAATGCTTCATCAACTGCGTTTTTAATATCCCATAATCTCTTTTTCATATCTGAGCCTGTCCAACCATCATTACGTGGATTATTCATTTCGAACTTCAATTCCCATATGATGCGTTCGGCTTTTTTGCTATCTGGTATTATCATGCCTTCTCTATTGTAATAAATCCGTTGATTATGTGATTGATCCCTCACCAGTACTCAACGGCTTTAATGTTTTCAGGCAACCCTTCGATACATTCCAATAAATCAAGTTCAAAGTCTTCTGGAGTATTTGCTTCACCTCCAAATGTTGCCCACCCGTTTTCAATAATTAAACTGAAATTCTTTGCTTTTGTACCAACTGCTTTTAGACTGTCTCCGTCTGGCATAGGTACTGTAACTGTATATTTTGTCATTCGCCAACCTGCATGTTTTCAAAAATTGTGTTATGTGTTTTACCACCGTTTACTTGTACAAATGTAGTACATTTACTCAACTGCTTAAGAGTACGAGCACCAACATAAGTACAACCACTCCTAAGACCTCCGAGTACGTCTGTAACCACATCTGCAACTGGACCTTTGTAAGGAAGTTCGACCACCCTGCCTTCACTTGTTCTATGATTTTTAACTCCACCTGATTCCTCCTGTGCTACTGTTGTACTACTTCCATAAAATTGCACAACTTTCTTTTCAATTTTTTTGCCAATTCCTGCACTAGTGCTTGGTGCTTGTTCATTTGTAATGTAGTGTCTAGTAATCACTTCTCCACCACCTTCATCTGTGCCAGCCATCATACCACCCAGCATTACAAAATCTGCTCCGGCACCAAATGCCTTTACTACATCTCCAGGACTACTACAACCCCCGTCAGCAATAATGTGTCCACCAAGACCGTGAGCGGCATCCATGCACTCAATGACTGCGGATAACTGCGGATACCCAACACCAGTCTTAACCCTAGTAGTACAAACACTACCAGGCCCAATACCCACTTTAACAATATCTGCTCCACGTAATAATAACTCCTCTGTTATGTCGGCAGTTACTACGTTACCTGCTATGATTGTTACTTCTGGATGATTTTCTCTAAACCTTGCAACAAAGTCTAAGAATCTTTCACTGTAACCATTTGCAACATCAATGTTTACAAACTGAATACTACGGCATAATTTTAATGTTGCTTCTACACGTTCAACATCTATATCAGTAATACCTGTAGTAATTGCTGTGTGTTTACACATATCAGGTTTGTTTACATGATTTCCTAACCAACCCCAAATGTCTGCAGGTTGATAGTTTTTATCTAAACAAGTAAACATAGGAACTCTTGCAAGTTCTTCTGCCATTTTAAATGTGCCAACACCTTGCATGTTAGCCGCCATAATAGGAATACCAGTCCATTCTCTTTGACTGTTCCTAAATTTGTATGTTCGAAGTAAGTCAACGTCTTTTCTACTGCCCATTGTACTTCGTTTGGGACGTAATAATACGTCATTGTAATCTAATTTAATATCCGTTTCTATACGCATAATGATACAATCCAAGTAATCGCTATATAAGTTAGTAAATGTAGGAGTTGGTCAACTCCATGTGTTACCCAATACATTTGGTCTGCTGGGCCTAAGTTTCTGCTTTTCCAAAAATTACTTTTTACATAATCTACATGATAATGAATTATAAAATCAAACAAAGGTAGTAGTATCAAAAGATACCAAGGGATAAAAAATTGATATAATACTAACAATGTAAGAATACCATGCCAACCACTGTGGGCAATACCACCCCAAGCACCGTAAGTACCCTTATCCCTAATCATCCAACTATATTGCATGAAATAATCTGCAACAATGTGTTTGATTATTAGCAAAGTAATCATTGCTAAAGTCATTTCTACCACCATCTTAAATGAAATGGCACTTTATCTTTTAGTGGACCTATCCATCTTTCTTCAAGGTCTCCAATTTGATAAGGTCTAGGTATAAACCATCCTATGATAATACCTAATACAATAAGTAAAAAAGTACTCATTAACTGTCTCCTTCTTTTACAAAAATACCATCGACCATTTTACCTCTTCGGTCTTTGATATCATTCCATGCAACTTCTAAACATTCTTGCAATGTTAGATTATTACGTTTTGCTATATTGATTAATACAACTAACATATCACCAACATCATCTCGAATATCATTTCCCTTACACACGTTGTCAGATAGTTCTCCCATCTCCTGTATAAGTTTCAACACTTGGTCTTTATCTGTAGATCCTTCTATAAGGTTTCTGTCTTTATGCCATTTTTCTACAGACTCTACTAGTTCTTCTAGTTCCATCATTTCGTAAACTTCCTTACTTACCCTTGCCATTTTAGGGTGTCGCCTTCTTCAATTACTTGGTCGCCTCTAACTCCTGCATAATCTTTGTATGCTTCGCCTTCCAAGTAATACATCCAGGCTTTACCCTGCGTTGTGTGTGTTACCTGCCTATTATAGAAGTCTGGATATCCTTCTATTGCATCCAATTGTTCCATAACTTGGTCATCAACTTCCCAAACTTCACCTTCAATGTGAAATTTGCCATTTAAAAATACACCTGGAAATGCTCCTAAGTCTGACATTTCATAATCAGGATACATTGTTTTTGCTTTACCTACAATAGCCGCGCCTTCTCCGAACTGGTTAAGTCCTCTGATTGCTCCGCCACTTTTTAGTGTTCCATATACAAATACTCTATTCATATTCCTTCCTATTATCTAAGTCAACAACTTTTTCTTCTAGTGATTTAATCCTAGCACTAAGTCCTGCAATTAGCATACTTGTGTCTGTGTCAGTAACAATAGTATCTAATGCTATTCTGTCATTTCTTAAAGACTCAATTTCAGACTCTAGCACTTTAATGGTCTTCTCACGTTCTTTAAGTAAGTCAATTAACTCACTTTTAGTCATTTGTGTCTTAGATTTCTTTCTCATGATATAATTTTACTATAATAATATGGTGAAGTCAACCAGTAATTGTATATTTCTGCTTCAACTTGTAAAAACTTATGTACTTGTTCTTTATGGTTTTCCTGTAAAAACATACTTATTTCTAATAAATTATCTTCATTTGACTTGTGCCAATGTAATTCTTTAAAACCATTTTGACCTAACCACTTACTTAAATGTGCTGTATCTACAACTTCTAAAGATTTATATTCTAATTGTTTAGTGTTTGCTAACCAGTTTGAAGTGTGAGGATTTTTAAAAGAATAATCACCGTCAAAATTTTCTTCCCACCAATCCTTGAATTTTATTGATACACAAGGATTTTCATTTGGCTTGTCTTCACTTGTATAAGTTCTTCCATAAACTTTATGAGACCAAAGTGTCCTTAGACCACTAACGTATCTTTGGTAAGGATTTCTAATAATTAAAGTAACATCGTAATCTTTCCAAAAACTAAAATCGCTTTTGGCATTTTGGTCATTTGTCCACCATTCAAATGTATCTAAATTATGTGGCAAATATTTTTTGGAGCCACTTCTATTTTTATAAACTTCTGTAACCGAATGACTCAAACTTATAAGTCCGCACTTTCGTACACTTAAAATTACTTTTTTGTTATGGTCGTCTAAGAAAATCATTAGTATTCAAATTTATCTGACTCTTTTACTTTTGTGTACCTATTAAAATAATCTTCTATCATATTATCATAGTGAAAAGTAATTCTATGTAATACTCTTTTAGCAATTATTTCTGGTTCCCATTCTACTCTTTTATGTAATGTTAAAACTTGGTCACTTATTACAATGTCGCCTGGATGCCATCTATGGTTATAAACATACTTATCTTGAAAACAATGTTCCATTAAGATATTTTTCAATTCTGGATCAGACGGAAACGTGCAATTATTATGGAAGTGAAAATACATTCCTTTTTTGCCTCTGAAACTTTCGTGTAATAAAGGCATAGTATATTTGTGGTCAACTATGCCAAACCCTTTCATTGTCATTAATTGAGGTGTTGGTACGCCTTTTGCCCAATTCTCTGGAGCATACTCATAGTTGCCTATTACACCCTCACATCTTTGTTTTATATCATCTGGTAAATCTGCGTATGCTTTTGTTGTGTCCATAAATGCTGTATGAGTGTTTTCACTGAACAATGCACCTTGTAGAGCAACACCTCTTGCTCTATCCATATCGCCATTCATGTTACTATGCCAATCAAGTTCTCCGTTTCCGAATATACCTGTTGCCATTCCTTTTTCTGTTTTTTCACCAGTTACACGTTGTACAGGATAATCGTTGTCGTCACCTTCCCAAGTAAAAGGATCTATATAAGGTTGTTTTCCTTTACCTGTATTGTTACCATCTTGTTTCCATAACATTTGTTCATGATTTGCAAACTGACCCATTTTGGATATTAGTTTTGCAAATGGTAATGTTTGGTAAGGTTGATTTTCAAAAACTATAATTAAATGTTTTAAATATAATTCATTTATATCATTATAGTCTTGTTCACTGAGATTTGCAATGTCACAATTTATTTTTACACCTATGTTTAGTTCTTCAACTTTCATTATCTACTCTTATTTTTTCTACATTGCAACCGCTTTTTTCTAAAAACTCTAAACCACTTCCTTTATCAGCATCATATGAATTTTTGTATATTACATGTTTTATTCCGCTTTGATGTATAAGTTTTGCACAATCTATACAAGGTTCATGTGTACAAAATAAAACTGCGTCTTTGGAACTTTCATTGCTTTGTGCTAATTTTGTTATTGCATTTGCTTCTGCATGTAATACTTCTGGTTTTGATTTTAATTTACTCCAGGTACTACCATGTGGAGATTCATGAAATTTAGCACCTTGTTTTTTATACTCTTCCCTCATGTGTGGAACATCATTCCATCTAATTTCATCTTCGCAGTTATTGTCCCAGCCTGTAGGCATGCCATTGTATCCAATACTAATAATTCTATTATCTTTTACAATAATAGCACCTACCTTTAGTCTCCTAGCACTACTTAGTTGTGCAAATCTTTCAGCACAATCCATAAATGCATCTTTAAATTTTTCTTTCATGTCCATCTTCCTGTTAACCTAAATCGTACTACTTCGTCCCATGTTGCATATTCAATTTTATCAAACGAACTTTTGGGAAATTGAGGCGGTTCAATATGTAACCATCTCTTTCTACGATATAAAAAAGTTAACCATTTTCTTTTTCCGCCTTCTGTCTTTTTAGGCAAAAAGGCAAATATCTTTCTCCATTCAGAATATCTTAAATTGTCTTTACTGTGAATAAAATCACCGGCTACGTTACCGCCGTAGTAATTAGTCCCCATCAAGAGAGACACTCACTGCCGCACTTCTGCCGCCAAATCCAAAACTTGTTTTAAACATTCTGTTGTAATCTTTTTCTACTACTTTAGATAGTAATTGAAAATAACCATCTTTAGTAAATGGCTTTTCTAGTCCAGCATTTGCTGGCACAAATCCATTAGCCATTGCTTCTGCACCTAATACAACTTCTACTAAACCACTTGCACCCATTTGATGGCCCACTTGTCCTTTATTGCTGTACAAATGACTTTGTTCTGGGAAGTAATCTTTCAACACGTTATACTCCACAGGATCGCCAAATGGTGTGCTTGTGGCGTGTGCATTTAACACATTGTAATCCTGAGCACTGGTGCCTGCTTGTTTTATAGCATTGTCTATTGCAATCCTGGCTCCAGTGCCTTCTAGGTCAGGTTGGGTAGGATGAGCACCATCGTTCGCTATCCCGATGCCATCAACTACCCACCTAATGTTTGCTCCTCTGGCTTTTGCCTTATCTAAAGGTTCAACTACTACACATACAGAACCTTCCCCCATTACAAAACCGTCCCTACTTTCGTCCCAAGGTACACTTCTACCTGTAGGACTGATTGCTCCTAATAGTTGAAAATACAATGAACTCATCGAACTAGTCATCCAATCTGTTCCAACAACTACAGCACAATCGTAATCTTCTAATGTCATATATTTTTTTGCTAAGTCTAATGCCTGTACAGCACTAACGCATGTACCACTTGTACCCATACTGATACCATGCCATTTGTAATGACTGCTGATATGGTTGCTAAGGTATTCGTGACTACTGCTTAATAATATTGTAGGGTGAACTTTGCGTCTACCTTGTACTAATATATCACTAAACTTTGCTAAGTTAGGTGCTCCACCCCTTATAGTTCCAACAAATACAGGTGTATTATCTGGAAAATCATTGTTTGCCATTTGTACTGCTTGGTCAACTGCAACCATACTTGTTATTACAGTAGGGTCCATCCAACGTCTACTCTTTGGTTCTATTAAACCTTCTAAGTCTAATTCATCAATATTGCAGTGAAATGCTTTTGTTACATTAAGGAATGGATCTGCAAAATGACCAGGTAATCTATAATCAGTTACTGGTACTTGCAATGCCTTTAAATTCTGTGTTACGGATTGGATTTCATTGCCTAAAGGCGAGACAATGCCAACTCCGGTGATAGCGAGTTTCATACAGATATTTATTCTGTATTATTCTACTATGATAAATTTAGTGGCTTATGTTTTTTTGATTATAGCCGCTTGCCAGTAACCTGAATTATCAGTTTCACTGTTTAGAACCCATTCAGATGTCCAAAACTTTCCAGTGTTTGTCATAGCATTCATAGTGTCCCAAAATGCTGTTTGTACAAATGGTAAATGGAAGTTAAAGATTATAAAACCCCCGCCTGACGGAGTTCTATTAAACAAACTTGCTATAATTTTTCTAGCAGTATTCTTTTCGTGTTCTGCAAATCCCATACTTACCGGCCAAGGATAATAAATGCTAAGGTTATATGAACCAAAATTACCACTACTGTCAATGGCGGTACCTGCATGGTTGACTACATGCGAGTTGGGAATGTCTGGGTGGGTAAAACTTGCTAGGTCATTTACGCCTAATAGTGTTGGAGAATCTGCTAGTGTAACGGTGCTTAGAATTGCATTAGCATTAGCACCAAAGGCATCTAACGAATCTACTGATATAGCAGATCCACCTTCGTCAAAGTTTGTTCTTTGTAGTGAAGATGTGTCATTTTTATAAACATTGGATGCATTGGCTACGTTATCAAAATATTCACTAGTTGTCAAATATGTGTCGTTATAAATGTCAGTGGTTGCAATTTTTAAGTCTGCTTGATTAGAACAATTATCTACAATAAATTTTGCAGTTTTTCCTGTACCTGCATTCATTTCATGTATGTTAATTATATCGCCTGAATCTAAAGATTCAACTACTAATTTTATAACTGCACCATGAGGATCAGTAATTAGTCCGTCCATCAAATCATCAGTTACAAATGCACTTTGATCCACTGCTCTAACGGCGGCTTCATCTGGTAATGTTATATTAGACATTTATTTCTCCAATTAAACGTTTCTGTCAACACACTTATTTATCTGATTTTACTATAATGTCCTTTATATTAGGATAAAATAATACTAGGTCCTGTATCTCTTTTATAGTATATTCTTTTGAAATATGCCCTAGTCTGAGCCTTCCAAGCCTATATACGGGGTCTGTGTACGTTATATGACTATTCAAATTATTGTTTTCACACCATTCATAAAATTCATTTATTTTTTGCGTGTCTATTTCATCAGTAGGTTTATTTTGTGGTCCTGACATAAAATTTACTGCAATCCCAGGACATAGTGTTGTTTGTTGTCTAAGTTCTCCTGATTCTACAAGTTCTGTATCATCTGTCCAAAAACATGCACCTAGATCCTTTCCTACAGTATGATAGTCCATTTCTAACTCTCCCCATAACGCATGTGGCTTCCTCAACATGTGGTCTTCATCTGTTAGGTCAAGTCCTAACTTTTCTGCAATAGGACCAACTTGCTTTGCAACCATAAACACTTGATCCATTTCAACAGGACCTGCTTCTAGTAAATGTACTAAAATGTTTACTCTTTCTAATTGAATTTGTGTTTCGTTTGCATCTACACCATATTCTTCTGTGTAGAGTTGAAATATTTCGTGTAACTTGTTGAGTTTTTTAACTTGCTTGTGCGGTTCTACTTCTAAATCTAGTTTTAAATCATCTGTAATACTACAGCCTTCATTCAGAGAATTTACTTTGTCTATAACATCATTCATCTCAGATGCTAAAGACAAAGTAGATTCTTCTGTGTTAGACCTTCTTACATCGATACGACCTTCAACAAATGAAGTACTTTTCGTGTATTCTAGTAGTTCGACAAATCTGTCAACAATAGGTAAATCATATAAATCGAAATCTATACTTTCAGTTTTATTACCGGATTCACTCTGTAGCAGTATCGTCAGTTTCTTCATTTTTTGCAGATTCTTCTTCTTGTATTTTTAATTGACTTCTTCTTAAGTCTTTTACATTAGTAAGATATTCAAGCATAGAAGTTGCATCACTAACCGAGAAAGGATCTCCAGCAAAATTATCTTCTTTACCTTCTTCTACAAAAATCATTTCCACTCGACCATTGTCGACTACCATGCTATAACGTTGACTTCTGTATCCAAAACATACAGGTTCTTTTTTAACAAGCATACCCATTTGTCTAGTAAAGTCTGCGTTACCATCTGCAATAGGTTGTACCATGCTAATACCTAAACTATCGAACCAAGCATTCATTACAAAACTATCGTTTACACTTAAACAATAAATTTCATCGACATCTTGTTCAAGAATTTCATTATACTTTGCTTCATATCCAGGTAAGTGTGTTGTTGAGCAAGTTGGTGTAAAAGCACCAGGTAATGCAAACAATACAACTCTTTTGCCTTTGAATATATCTTCTGAGTCTTGAGGTACCCAAGTGTATTCGTTTGTACCTTCTGGTTTCATTCTTCTATTCCAAGTTACCATAGGTATTGTCATTTCAATTGCCATATTTTTATCTCCAAATTAAAAAATATACTACTAGTTATTAATAAAAACGTCAAAGTTAGTGAAATTCTTGTAAATTTTTAACTCATTATCTACGTCATATTCAAGTAGTTCGTGTCTATTATAAGGTTTTTGTATTTCGTTAGTAAAATGCTTTACTAGGTTTTCTGTGTAATTAAATTTAATATTTGTCAAACTAAGATATATTCTTTTTTGATTTTCTATAACTTTAGATTTTGTAGACAACCAACGTTCATATAACTCTTCTGGATCTAGGTTACATATTTTTACTGTTTCTGCTAGTACACGTTTCATACGTTCTTCGTTATCTTCTACATCATCATAATCTTCGTTTATGCCAAATTCTTCTCCTAGTGTATGATATCCTAATTGTTTAACTTTTTGTAAAAAGCCTGGTTGTGAAAATAATATAAGTCCTTGTCCGTTATTAAAAGGTTTTAAAACTTTTTCAGTAATAAACAAATTAGGTTGATCCAAGTCACCTGCTGTTTCGCAAGTAAGCCACACATAAAAATTATTTTCAAATGGTACATTTTGCGATTCAATATCTCCAATAAATTCATAATCACCGGGTATTGTTTTACCAACTCTCATCTTATCTTTGAATTCATCCATGCTAGTAGGATTTAAAGTATCCAATAGGTTCGTTTGGAACCTTTGAAGAACGTGTCCCATATATTCTATGTGTACAACCTGGTCTGCCCAATCTGTAGAAGTATTACCTTGTTTAAAAAACTTTAAAGGTGGAAAAGCACTTATAGTAGGCATATCTTTTGCATATATGCCGTTAGCATACAATCCCCAAAGCAAGGCTGTTCTTGCCATTGTAGGTCTTCTGTTTAAAAAGGATATAGGGTATTTTCTTCTGTATTGCCAATTGTTATTGTCTATATATTCAAATGTACCACCTTGCTTAAAATGTGTTGCATGTCTTTCAATTTTTTTATAATCCATATGTCCAGTCATATGCCATCTAACAACATACTTTATAGGCAACTCTTTCCTTTCTTGACATAGTGCATTTATGGTATTTTGACCTAAGAAATTATGTCCCATAATCATAACACTATCTTTAGGAATATTATACAAGTTCATACAGTCATATATCTGTTCTACTATTTCATCTAATACAGGACTTTCATCACAAAAACCTATTACTAAATTATATTCTTTTAATTGTTCCCAATGTTCAAAATAGGACAATAAGAAATCTACTTGTTGTTCTCTTAATCTCCAATTTGCAGAAAATCTTCCAAATCTATCTACTTCATTCCATCCGCTAGTAGGAATAAAAAAATTAAATACTAAACTTGGTTTTGCTGTATCGTCCCAAGTGTCTTTGTACATAGAAAATAATGTACCAAAGTCTTGGAAATATAAAACTAAAGGATGACCTGATATTCTATCATTTACAGGTATATCTAACTCTAATCCATTGTTTAAAATATGTTCTCTGTCTGATGGATTAGTTAAATCAAATCTTTCTCCTCTACTACTTTTGAGAGAGGTTACATCTACAGTTAGGCTCATGCTACTAAAGTTCTAATTAGTGTGTTTAAAAATAATACAATGCCTACACCATTGAGAAGTATTAATGCTCTGTCTTTCCATAAGAACCCTACCCACATCCAACCGGATACACCAATCAAACTTAAAATAAGGTCATAATGTTGTAAACCATCAACTCCTCTTATACTCATACTTGCTAGTATAAACATACTGGCTGTCCATTTTACATACCAAGAAAGGTCTTGTTTAGGTGTTTTACTTTTTACAACTCTGTTAGAATGTTTTATCTCTCCTACAGTAAACTCTTTGCCTTTATCTGTTTCGATTACAACGTCATCTAATTTTTTTGAATGTGCTGGTACTTTTCTGCTCATTATAATATTCCTAACTGATATTTTCCTTCATCACTAATCATTTGGTCTGGATTCCAAGGAGGATCAAATGTTAATGTAACTTTTACTTTATTAATGCATTCAACTGCTCTGGTGGCAAATTCAACTTCCATAGGGAGTATTTCTGCCGCTGGGCAATTAGGAGATGTTAATGTCATAATAACATTTGCATCATATTCTCGATTTACTGCAACTTGATATATTAGTCCCATATCATAAACATTCAAATTTATTTCAGGATCATATACACGTTTTAGATTTGCAATTATTTGGTCAACTAATTGGTCTTGTAAATCTTCCGGTGGACTTATTTTTTTATCTTCTCTATCGCTTTCCATAGTCCTTCCACTAGCATTACACAATCATGTTCATCATTATATGGTGCTGAACTTACTCTGAATACTCCTTTTCCTCCTGAGTATTTATTACTTGCAGGGTAGGCGCATAAATGTCCAGTCCTAACACATACATTATCTAAGTCTAAGAACCCAGCAACATCACTTGGATGATAATCATCTATTGTAAATGTGTAAACACTTCTAGGCATAATATTGCCAATCAATTTTAATTCTTCAATTTCAAAAAGACCTTTTTCTTTAAGCATATTAAAAAATTCTGCTTCACATTCTTGTATGTCTTTATATGTAACTTCTTTAATCCATTTAGCCGCCGCTCCTAAACTATGAACTCCTGCAATGTTTTGTGTACCTGCTTCTATATGCTCTGGGCCAGGAACTGTTACATAATGGTCAAAATCTACATGACTTACCGTTCCACCTCCTAAATCTCTATCTTTATCTAAGAAGCCTCCCCTACTAAACAGTACACCTGTACCTGTTGAAGCATACATTTTATGACCACTAAATGCCATATAATCTATGTTATTCATTTGTAAATCTATTGCTTTATGACCTATACTCTGACATGCATCTACTATTGTTGTACATTCATTTTCTTTAGCAATCCTGCACATGTCTTGCCAAGGCAATTCAATTCCAGTTAAATTACTTTGTGTTAAGAAACTTGCTACTGCACCAGGATGTGTTTTACATGCAGTTTCCCAATCTTCTATGTTTATACTGCCTTTATCATTTGCAGGAACAACAACAAGCAATCCATTTAGTGCTGTTCTGCCTTGTTTCATCCAAGGTAAAATATTACTATGATGTTCTAGTTCTGTTATAATTATAGGAGTTTCAATTGGAATCCATTCTGCAACTATGTTTAAACTGTGAGTTGTACCAGAAGTAAATGCTACCTCCCAATCCTCACAATTAATAAGTTCTGCAATTTCTTTTCTTGCTTTTTCATAAAAGTCTGTAGCAATAGAACTAGTTTTGAAATCTCCCCTATGTACGTTTGCCCTGTAATTATAATGATAATCGCTTACTGCTTTTATAGAAGTATCAACTGTTTGTGAACTCGCGGCATTATCTAAATATACTAAATCAGTATATGCAATACTAGGAAAACAATTTCTGATTTCCTTTATTCGTTTTGCTTTTGGGTAAACTCTTAACATAAAAAACTGTCCACTAAAATGTTTTCTGCAGATTTTTTATCAAATCCTTTTGTCTGCAAGTAATATAATTGTTCTTCGTCTACATTACTTATAGTGCAACCATGTGAACATTCAATTTCTTTGGTATAGATATCCAGGATAGGTCTGGTCTGCATTTTAGCAGTTTTAGATAACATTAGATTTGAATTATCCATACTGCCTGAAAATCCTTCACTAGCAGAACTTATTTCAAACTTTCCTATAAAAGATGTCTTAACTTCATCATTGCCTACGTTTCTTATGTCTACAGTACTTTTATTATCATGGTCAGAACTTCTAACCCTAACAAAGTTGTAATACTCGTTTCCTTTTGATATATTGTTTCTACCTTGTAAATCTATTTCAACATCTGAACTACATTTAAAATAAAAGTTTTCTTGTGTGTATTGACTGCCTGTGTTTTTAAAATTAATTTTTACAGTACTACCAGCATGGCATATAAACCTGCTGTCAAACACATTCCATCCACCATAATCATTAGACACTCTGTCAATTTCCAATGTACTGTTTTCTCTTACAATGTATGTTGTGTAATTCATTTGTCCTGCAAACAATTTTATATGTTCTTTCAATTTAACATGTGTGTCATATTGCACATCAAAAATTGTTGTGTTAGATTCTAGTACTGGTTCATCATTAGAATTTTCATATCTCACAGTTAAAGGATTCTTTTTATATCTATCTTTTGAACCATGTGGGAAAATTATTACGTTTGGATATGATGTAGTACCAAATGTAAAGTTGCTAAAGTTTCCTGTGTTTTCTATTAGTTTAATATATTCTGCATGTTTGTGTTTACTTTTCTTTATATAATCTAAAACCTGTATGCCAAAAGGCTTCTTTTTATTAACAGATTCATTTGTAAAAATATTACCATCAACTAACACCATAGCATTTTTATTTGTAGTTGCTAAAAATTCCCATCTATCTAATTTAGAAAATTTGTCCTTTGCGTCCATAGGACTTAAAATATCAATGTTGTATAATTTGTTTAGATTGAATGTGTTAAATTGTTCATCTTTGTAATGTGGTAATTCTTTTTCTCTTAAAAATAACAAATTATCTATGTAACAATTTGTTAATTCATTATACATATTTCTATCAGTATGATGCTTTGTTAATTTTATATAGTCATCGCTGACTAGGAAGTCATACAAAGACTCTAAGTTATAGTAAAACTCGTTTTGATTAGATAATAGTGGGTATGAAAATAATTGCTTATACACTTTCAAATCCTTTGCTGAAAATAGTTTGTGCTAAAGTATTATCTCCGACAACAACTTCATCTTTTTTAAGAACTATTACAGCATCAGGATTTAATCCTTCTATGAGTTTTTCATAGTGTGTTACGACAATCAGTGTGTTGTTTTTATTGTGCCAATCTTTAAGTGTTGTGATTAAAGTTTTTATACCATCTACGTCTAAGCCACTATCCGGCTCATCTAGCATTGCAACTTTTTTGTTTAGCATTTGTAATTGTATAAGTTCGTTTTTCTTTTTCTCACCGCCACTTGCATCATGATTGACATTTCTTTTGTCCCAATCAGATGGGAGTTTCAGTGCATTACTATTTTCTTTGAACTTAGTTAATGTAGGTGCTATTTCACTACCTTTAAGATTTAATGCCTGCTTTAGCATTTGAAAATTACTTAGACCAGGAATACTAGTAGGTGATTGGAAAGCAACAAATAAACCAAGTTTTGCTCTTTGGTCAACTTCTAAATCTGATATATCACTTCCCATAAATGATATATCTCCATCAACATTTAAATCGGGCCTACCCATTATGCTATGTAGTAATGTACTTTTACCTACACCATTAGCACCCATAACGACATAAGACTTACCTTGTTCAAAGTCAATGCTGATGTTTTCTAATACATCTTCTACGGAAAAATTCTTAAGTCTAAGCATGGTAGTATTATACTGTCTTTTGTGCTGTATGTCAATCCTGATTATGCCTAGGATCTTGTTGTTGTCTAATCCACTCGGCTATTTGTTTTTCTTGTTCTTTTATTGTTTGTGCTTGGTCTTTGATTTTCTTATCTTGAAACCTAAGTCTTTGCTGTTGTTGTTTTTGTGCCATTAGTGATTTCTCCCTCCGTCAAATACGCATACAAAGTATAAACCTAAATGACTATTATTAAAGACTCTATGAAATTCTCCATCTTCTATGCAAATTACATCTCCTGCTTTTACAGGAAAACGTTCATCATCAATTTGCATTTCACCTTCGCCATCTACAAAGAAGTAAACTTCTTCTTGCCCTTTATGTGAATGTCCATTTGTTTTTTGATTTGCTCTTAAAAATGTACTGCTTAAAACTAAATTATTTCCAAAAGCATTATCTTTAAGTAAGTATGTGGCATTGTCTTTGATGACATCTCCGCCAACATCTTTAATTGTGACTTTCTTCATCCAACTGCTCCTTCCAATGTTACATCTAATAGTTTATTTGCTTCGGCGGCAAACTCTAATGGCAGTTTTTGAAATACGTCTTTACAAAAACCATTGACCACTAAGTTTAATGCATCATCCTCATCAAATCCTCTTGTTGCAAGATAATACATTTGTTCTTCACTTATTTTTCCTGCACTTGCTTCATGTTCTACTTTTGCAGTATCATTATTGCTTTCTATATAAGGTATAGTAAGTGCCCTACTGTCTTGTAACATCAAACTATCACATTTTGTGAAGTTTGTTGCATTATTGGCTCCTGGGTTTACTTTTACTTTTCCTCTATAAGTGTTTGTACTATCTCCAAAACTAATTCCTTTTGATATAACAGTTGACTTGGTATCCTTACCTAGATGTATCATTTTAGTTCCTGTGTCTGCTTGTTGTTTACCTTTTGTAACAGCAACACTATAAAACTCTCCTATACTACCATCACCTCTCAAAATACAACTAGGGTATTTCCAAGTTACAGCACTACCTGTTTCTACCTGTGTCCAACTAACTTTACTCTTAACTCCTTTGCACATGGCACGTTTGGTTACAAAATTATATACACCTCCAACACCATTTTCGTCTCCTGGGTACCAATTTTGTACTGTTGAATATTTTATTTCTGCTCTGTCATGCGTTACTAATTCTACAACCGCCGCATGTAATGTGTTTTCATCATAGGCTGGAGCAGTACAACCTTCTAAATAACTTACATAACTGTCATCGTCAGCAACAATTAATGTACGTTCAAATTGTCCTGTGTTTCTAGCATTAATACGAAAATATGTATTAAGTTCCATTGGGCACCTAACACCTTTTGGTATATAACAAAAAGTACCATCTGAGAATACAGCAGAGTTCAATGTAGCAAAATAATTATCTGTGTATGGAACAACTGTACCTAAGTACTTTTTGACTAATTCTTCATGGTCTTTGACTGCTTCACTGATACTGCAAAACACTATGCCATGCTTTTCAAGTTCTTTTCTAAATGTAGTTGCAACACTAACACTATCAAAAACAGCATCGACGGCAACTGTGGGAATAAGGTTGTCAGGCTTTTTTTCTGTTTCTATACCTAACAATGCATCACGTTCATGTAAAGGAACACCTAACTTTTCAAACGTGTCTAAAATTTCTTGTGGTATCTCATCTTTATTTCTCAATTTGGGAGATGAGTGATAACTTAATTCTTGATAATCAACTGGATTGTAATCTAATTCACTCCAGTCCGGCTCGTCCATTTGTTTCCATCTTCTGTATGCTTTGAGCCTAAATTCTAATAACCATTCTGGTTCTTCTTTGATTGCACTGATTTTTCTTACAATGTCTTCGTTTAATCCTGCAGGAAAGGCATCACTTTCTAGTTCAGTGACAAATCCTTGTTCATACTTTTCTTTATTAAGATTATCTATACTCATTCTACAGGAAACGTTTTAAGTTGTAATGGATGACCATTTGCACGAGCGACAGTAATTGCTTCATTTGTTTTTTGCTCGGCTATTTCAAAATTATAGTTTCCTGCAATAGCACTAGTGTTGTTATGAATTTCCATTGTTATTTCTTTTGCTGTAGTAATGTTTTTATTAAAAACTTCAATTAACAATTTAATAACAAATTCCATTGGTGTATAATCATCATTATAAATGATAACATTATATCTAGGTGGATACTCTAATTGTGTATTTGTTCTAGTTTTTACTGCTTCTTTTGTCATAGCCTTATTTACTGTGTGGTGGTAATTTTGCTTCTACAAATAGTTCGTGTTTGCGTTTTACCGGATTATACTTCTTTAATTTTAACTTCTGATTTTCAGAAGTCAACCTTTTTGTTTTAATTGCTGTGTAATGATATGTGTGACTATCCCTAGTTTCTCCTTCTGGAATCAAATAAACTATAGTCTTTCTTTTGTCTTTCTTTGCCATATGTACTCACGAAAAAGGGGAGATAAGCATTATTCCTATCTCCCCAGTATTTACCACGAAATTTACTTAATTGAAATCTTTTGTGGCTTAAGAGCATCAGGTACGTTTCTAAACAAAGAAACTCTCAAAATACCGTCCTCTAACTTGGCTTCTTTCACTTCAACATGTTCTGCAAGTTTGAAAGTTCTTACGAAGTTTCTTTCTGCAATGCCTTTGTGTAAGTATTCAATCTCATCTCCATCTAGAACATTTGATGTTCCGGAAATTTTGAGTGTGCCATCTTCTAATTCAATTTCGATATCTGCTTTTTTAAATCCTGCTACTGCAAGAGTAATCTCATAGATATCATCTTTTGTTTTAGAAATGTTATAAGGCGGATAGCCTGTAGCATTATTGAATGCTGGCTCATTGAAAAATTCATTGACTAATCTGTCGAATCCAATGCTTGTTTTAAATAGTGGGGATAATGTATCGGTTGTGATACGAAATTGCTTATTTGTCATAATAATCTCCTATAGTTTAGCAAGTTATTTTATTCCACTTTTCCTAACCCATAATGGCGAAAGGATAAGTCGCGAGTGAGGTCGTTTCCTGTTAGTGTGTTTTCTGTATCTCCTCACACACTTGTTACACTTCTTGGTTTCCTCCGATGTTGCCATCTTTGGCCCTTTGTTGGGTAACCCAATAATGTTGGTACTCTCTTCCCGAAGGCTTAGTACTACCAACTACAATGTTTTCCTTTGTTTGGTCACCAGTCGGTTTGTTTCAGTTACCATCCACTTACCTTGTGTTACCTTTCTGGTTAACATTGTGCATTTAAATCTTACAGTAGGTCCAAGTTTCTTACGATTCTTTTTCCCTTGCATGATTTTAATGCAAAGTTATTTATATAACTTAGTATATTATATAGTGTTTTTTGGCAAAAAATCAACCTTTTTTTGCCTTTTTTCTTAAATTTCTGGTCTCAAAGTACATTCTTGTGTATGTTTTCCTTATAATTGCTACGGTTGTAAACACCAATGTGAGAAAAATAGAAGTCTGTAATGCAGTAAAATCTAAGTCAAATGCAATAGCAACCAACAATAAATTCAATGGAAAGTTAATAATAAATGCCAAAAAAGTATCTGCTACTGCTTCTTTGAATGCTACTTTTTTATTCATTTAAATACTTTCTCCACATATGGTTTCAAATTTCTAATAGGAAATTTATCTGTAAATCTCATTTTGTAAATCATTTCTGCTTCATCGCTCACATCACTTGCATAAATTCTAGCAAAATAATTTAGATAAAAATCTATTGAATCTTCAAATTCACTTTCGTAAGGTTTACCCCAACTAACAAAATATTCAACAGGAATATTATTTTCTTCTAACCAATTTTTTAAATCTTGTGTTGCAATTTCACAAGCATCTAAATAGATGTGTTCATAATCTGAATCATCTTTTACAGGACAACTTACTAACAGTAGTTCTCTTCCAGTATCAAAGTTTTTTGTTTCCAAGGTAATCCTTCTCAATATATGATTTAGCCATATGACATAAAACACAAAGGCTTCTTATATTTTCCTTTGCATTAGAACCGCCTTGGCTCTTTAGGTGTATATGGTCTCCATGCATAACTCCACGCATTGCTCTTAATTTGTCATATTCATTTTCAACATGTCCAAATCGTAAGTCATCTTCACGTGGGTCATATCCACAGTTATCACATACCCAGTTACGATAAAACGTGTGGGGGCGGTCAGGTTTACCCATTCCGCCATATTCCACACACTCAATTTGATGAGCCCTGCATAGCACTTGGCTACCGGGCCCTTCAAATGTGCTAATTGGATTATTACAATCCTCTAGCATACAAGTAGAGTTTACTCTAGTCTCTTTGAGATACTGAGCCGTACTCTTTGGCTTGTCCTTATTAGGGTCTCTTAGTCCCATAAGTCCTCAGCCTTTACTGTATAACCATTGTTGGGGTCATACTTTGGAGTTTTAAGGTTAGTGCTTTTCTTAATTTGTGCAATTAAGAAAGGACCACCACATCTCCATTCTGTTGCAAAGCCTTTAAGTCCATGCTCAGCATAACTTTCTGGATTTGCAGATTGATACCATCTGGTATAGGACATTTTCACTTTGTCCCAAAAAGAACCAGTTTCACTAAAGTCTGCTTCAAAGAAGTCTTTAGTAAATCCTACAAGTTCTCTTATATAGTCAGTGTCAACAGTAATACCTTGTTGATGACATGCATCAAAGTATTCGTACAACTGCCTAGCCTCCTTTGCTTGTACTGGTCGTTCTGCGTTTAGCATACTCCAATATCCTGCAAAGTATTTTGTGACTACAGGGTCTTTTGCTTTTGCTAGATTCTTTGTCATCAAAGTATCTGCTAACAAAGTAAATGCACCTGGCTCAGTTTCGTCACCAAACTTACTGTTGGTGGCAAACAAACCTGCTTGTTCAAAGAACACTTGTTTTTGGTTTGCTTTAATCCAAGCATCGTCATCAGCACCGTCGACTCTAACACCGAATACCATTTGCTTATAAGTATCGATAAAATCTAAAGGTTCCTTAGCATCACCATTTAGCAAAATAAAGTTACGTCTAATCTCTAACTTTTCTGCTGTTGGATACACTACTACAGGTACCATCATTTGTGCTGTACGAACTCCAAACACTTTTGTTGCAATTATATAAAGAGCAACTGCGGTGTGTTGTCCGTCCCAGGCAATATATTTGTCTGGATGTTTAGGATCTACATACACCTGTATTGGCATCACCATTGTGTTCTTAAATGCTGATAGGATATTTACAATGTGCCTAAAATTTAATTGGCGTTGCATTGTAGTATCAATCAATATTTGATCCAACGTTGCGTCAACAGAGGTACACAATGCAATATCAGATAATTTCTTCCATTGCTTGTTCCTGCGTTTGAACTCATCTACGACACCTATTAGCATATTTTTGAATACTGGATTCAATGCTAAAGATTCGTTTAGACGGTCTTGTAAAGTAACAAAGTTACTTTGGGTTTGGTTGTATTGCCGATTAACCTTATCGGCATGGGTTAATGTTGTCATTTTATGCCTCCTCGGACTCTGTCCTATTATTGCGGGCCTAATTGCCCTATGCATGGTAAGATTATCTCACCTGACTTTTACTATTATATGTCTTTTAAGATTTTTGTCAACCTTTAAATAATTCTTTTTTATCATAAAGGTCACAAATTTGTGAAAAGGTGTAATCATTATTACCCAAAAATCTAAAACTCATTCTGTTATTTCCAGTTGTAGTAACTCTATGCCAACTGCTTAAAGGTATAATGTATGGGCAATCGTATTGGTTCTTTCGGCCCACATGAGTAAGTTGGTCTGCATGAATATCGTCCATCAAGTCCATTACAGTTGTAGTAGTCATGCCATCTTCTGATATTTGCAAAGCCATTTCTTTGAAATATTCTTGGTTTATATCATTTAAATTTCCAACTACTGCTCTTTTGTGTTCTGTTACTTTGTCTATAAACCTTTCTGTCAAAGCCTTAAAACGTTGTTCGTATTCATCAGAACCTTTAGCAAAATCAACATAAGTTTCTCCTTCTTCAAGATACAAAGGAAAGTTTAATGCAAAATTTGTTCTACCCATTAGGTATTGTTGTTGTGCTTTGGTTACCCAATATGGATAACCTTCTCTGTGCCAACCTGTGCTTGTATGAAACTTCAAACAAGATATTGGCATCATTTTTTTACCAAGTATAGTGGTTTTTATTGGTGTAAGTATATCTATAGTAAATTGCTCTCTTATCCATTCAATAAGATTTTTTGCAATTTTATTATTATGAAGTGATGCTCCTACTGGTGCATCAGTGTCATTGTATGGATTATGATACCATACAAAGTTTTTTGTAATTGTGTTTTTGGATATTTGTTTTTTAGCAGATGCAATTTCAAAGTCTTGTTCGTCAAATATTTCATCTAACGAATATGGAAATTGTAATTGTGTTAAATCAATATACGGATGTGTTTCAGTATCTACAAACATGTATATACTTATTCATTTTCCGATATCTTTGATGTTATTTTTACCAATTACTTGATATGCACCTTTGTTGTAAGCAGGAGCAATAGTGTAGTTTTTACATATCTCTTGCTTTTCTTTTTCCCACTCGAGATTCTTTGAACCAGTGCCTGAACTAGAACTGATAGGCATACTAGGATATTTCTTAGCATGTTCTTTCATTTGTCTTGCACGTTCTTGTGCATAATGATTAGGCTTTGCTGTCTTGAATGCCTCTCTGCTTCTAGGATCTACTTTAGGTTGTATTCCATGACAGTAATCAACATACTGTTCAAAAGTCCACTTAGGCAAACCCATACGTTTGTGTTCTTTGTTTTTTATTCTCAAACCCTCTTCCCACTTGGCAATGTTTGCCTTGGTCATTTTAGGCTTGTATTTTCTATTTCGAATGGTCGTTAGACCTTGTGCTAAATGCATTGTCATTATGTTACCGCCTTCAATATTTCTACAAAAAGTTTGCCATATTTTGCAAACCATGTTTGGTCTTCCGTGAGTGCAATGCCATAACTGTTTGCTAGTTGTATAGCAGTATCTGTGCCTAAGAAAGCATTACTCACTAATAAAAATCCTGCACTAGATACTAACAAATATAAATGATCCTTACCTCGTAAACTGTGTGTCATAATAATCACAGTACCACCAAACAGCATAAGATATGCATATATTTCCATGTGCGGATTCAAAGATATTCCCAATGACATTGTCAATCCAAGAAATAATAGTGAACAACCTACAATTTTCAATGTAGTCTGAACAAAGTTGTCCACCTTCTTCTTTTGTTGTTTTGTCATTATGAAATATACAATTCGGCCTCTTCGTTAAAAGATTCTAATTCGTTGAAAAGTTGCTGACTTGTAAAACCAAGTTTTTTCTCTGCATTATCCAAATGAATATCTGCATCAACAAAATTCCAGTTTATAGTACCATCCTCATTGATGTTTTCTGGATTTTTTATTGCCTTGACAATTAAGTCTTTTATAGTTATTTTTCTACTCATAGTTACGCCTTTTTCTAAATTAATACATATATTATACTAAAAATAATAGGTTATGTCAACCTTTTTACCAGTTTTTTTGGCAATTATTCTTCAAAATCTAACTGACTTGTTTGTTGCTGTCTCCTATGGAAAGATACTGTATGTAAGGGTTCTTGTATGAGCCAACATATCAGCCAAAAACAAATAGTCACTATTATAGGTAACTTATGTCTGAACTTTAAATCTCCACAAAAAAAGGAGCCCGGAGGCTCCTTAATTTTTGCAAGTTTAACTTATGAACTTGCTAATGCTTTGTAACCAGCGGCAATAACTGCTCTGCTTGGAGTACCAAGTCTGTAAACTCTACGAGTTCTGTTTTTGGTATCAGTTACAGTATTTAGGTAAATTGGATACCCTTTGAATCTTAGTGCTTGAATCACTGCTTGTGGGTTACCAATTCCAAAGAAAGATTTCATTTGTGCTGAAGACAATGTTCTTCCTTCTTGAAGAGCCGAAAGTACTTTAGACTCTTTAGTTAATGTAGTAGTTGTAGTCATATGACCTCCTAATTTTCTACTTAATAATTCTGTGCTAAATTGCACATTATCTACTATTATATGTCTTTTAAAAAGAAAGTCAACCTTTTTTATTAATTTTTTAAATATCATTGTTTTTTGTTGCTTTTAGTGAATAATAAATTGTAATTGCTCCAAATACCATAGGGCATAAGAAAACTGCAATCAAGCCAAGTACACCTATATCAAAGAACTGCTTAACTGCAATAAAATATGTATCTAAGTTCATCCTTTATATCTCTCCGCTAAGTATTGTTCGTGTTGTTTCCATTCCCCATTGTCTATAAATCCCCATTCTCTTAACTGTGGACCGGGAATAAAAAGAGTCCAAGTATCAACGCCAGGCTCCAACTCAATGCGGTGAAGGCTACGACTCCCTGCAAGGCGTATAGTTCCGGGTGGTCTCCACTTTCGCTCGCCAGTTTTGAGATGCTCCCAATAGCCACCTTTAAGGATAATAGTGCAATAAGGCCAAGGATGGTCATGTAAATCATCCGGGTCTCCTTTATGAAAGTTATGTAAAAATATGTTGAAAGGGAACCATTTGCGTTCTTTAAGAAACAAATAGTATCTGGTTAGATAGGGCTCATTATCAAGCCTATCCATAATTATTCTTTTACGTCCTAAACGTTCAAGAATCTTTAGAAATGTTTTCATGTTGTGCAACTCTCTGTCTTAAACTTGTACTGCTAAAACTATGGTCTCTACCATTAAACACCAATTTGATGTTTCTGTCTTTACATATAGTTTTACCTGTAAAGTCTTTATCTTTGTATTCGACTCCTAACACTCTTACATTAATAGGAAGTGTTAAAAGTAAATCCTCTAGATCCTGCTCTGTCGCATAACAAACAATTTCATCTATATATTTTACAGCCGCTAATTGTATTTGTCTTTCCACTAAACTTTGTACTGGCTGATTTTTTGTGTCGGGTCTGTCTATAGTAGGATCTGTCTGTAAACCTACAATTAAATAATCACAATGATGTTTCGCTTCTTCTAGCATTGTGATATGTCCTGCATGTAACAAATCGAATGTACTACAAGTAAATCCAATTTTGCCACAATCTTTATAACTTAATCTCACGCAAAGTCCTTTAACATTTTTTTGATTTCTAGTGCATGTTGTTCTTCTTGACCGATTTGCCCTCTTGCATATTCTTCTAAATACACACTAGCACCATCGACCTCTGCTAACAACTTCTTGTATAAATTTACAGCATAAGTTTCATGCTCTAAACTTTCTTCAAGTATTTTTAAAATAGAATGGTCATGCGATTCTTCAATGTCTGCAATAACTTGGCTAGGATGTCCATTTAATCCTGTGATTAGTTCTCCAGCCTGTAAGGCATGTGCTAAACTTTCGTTTGCCTGTTCTTGCAAGAATGTTACAATAGGTATTCTATATGGTCCTGTAACCATAAGCGAACTATGTGCATATCTCACAACACCAGCCATTTCATACTCTATAATTTCATTAAGTATTTCACATACTCTCGATTCATTTAATTCTTTCAATTCCATCATTCTCCGTTGTAATACTCAAGACGTTCTATATCGTCCTCAGTGGTTTCTTCGCCATATTGTATTTCTATAATATGGCAAGGTTCATCAAAAGGATTATATGCTTGATGCCAATCACCTTGTTTGACATGAAAAACATTATCCTTACTCAAAGTGTGGATATTAAATTTATCTGGATCTCCACAACTATGTTTTAAATTCATTTTGCCTTTGCTAACAAACCACATTTCACTTCTTTTAAAATGTCTTTGATAACTTATTCCTTTGTTTGGTTCAATGATTAGTTCTTTTACACGAACAACATCATCTTGAAACAAGTCACTAAACTCGCCCCAAACTCTTCTAGTTGTTGGATATTTCCATTCTTTTAAAATCCAACTACTGCTATTGGCTTTGTTTTCTCCGCCAACACCAAATAAAAATTCATAACCTTCAACTTTCATTTCAGGTATATTTTCTTTAGTTCTGTCTCCGCCATTGCAAAAAATAAACTCTACATCTTTTGCAGTACCTTTAAATGCTTTTTTAACATCTTCTAATCCTGCGGAAACACTTCCATCTTTGTCTATTACACCATAAACATAATCAACCATTTCCATACGTTCTATTATGTTTGCTCTTTCTTCAAAAGGCATAAAAGGTCTGCCTTTTTTTCTAGTAAGCCATTCGTCGCTGTTTAACAAAACAACAAGTTTGTCTCCATGTGCTTTTGCACTTTCTAAATAATTGATATGTCCAGAATGCAGTGGATCGAACCCTCCACTAACAACGACAATTTTCATTTTAGTAATGCCCTAGATTTCTTTGACGTATCTGTTGACGCATTTTGGCATCTCTCATCTTTCTGGACTTTCTTTTACTCTTCATCCATTTAACGCCAGTCAACTCATACTGTTTCATATCACCTCGAGCCTCTGCATCACGTACCCAACGTTCCCAACGTTTTTTTGCTTGTTGCTTTTTACGTTTACGTTTCTCACTAGGCTTTTCGTAATATTGTTGTTTTGCTAATTCTTTTTGAAAATCAGACTTTTCAAGTTTTTTCTTTAAAACTCTTATTGCTTTATTTACATCGCCATTTCTTACTTCAACAGCCGCCTTGAACTTATCTAAATAATGTTCTTCTTTTTTAGGTCTGTCATCTCTTTTTCGTTGATTAAACGATTTTGTATATGATTTATTTCTTTGATTTTGATTGCTTCTATTTTTCAAGTTAACCTCTTAATTTAATTTTGTAATCCTTATCTGTGACTTCATTGCCATTATTATAAAGGAAAATAGGGTGTGTGTCAACATCTTTGGTAGGATAAGTTTTAAATTTTATACTTTCTACTCCAGATTCCTTTAATTTAGGGCCTCTAAACATGATGTTATGTAAACTAACTTCTATAATACTTTTTAATCCTCTAGCACCAATTTTGTTTTTTCTAGCCAATCTAGCAACATCTTTATAGTATTGTTCTTCAAATTCTAATTTTATTTCATCAAACTCCATTAGTTTTTGCACTTGTGGAATAATACTTGCATTGGATTTTTTAAGTATTGTTACCATATGTTTTTCTTCTAATTCATTTAGTGTAACAATATTTGGAAGTCTTCCTACCAATTCTGGTATCAAGCCAAATGATATTAAGTCTCTATGGTCAATGCTTTCTTGCCATTCTGTATCTTCCTTTGTATTCAATTTAGAATTGAATCCCATATTCTTTTTGTTTATCCTAGCATTCACAAGTTTTTCTATACCCACAAATGCTCCACTACAAATGAATAAAATGTTTGTGGTATCTACATCTACATAGTCTGGACGTTTTGTGCCTCCTGTAGGTATTTTAACAACTGTGCCTTCTATTAATCTTAATAGTGCTTGTTGTACACCTTCTCCACTTATATCCTTTGTACTGGCATTAGATTCACTGCTACGAGCCTTTTTATCTATTTCATCTAAAAATACTATTCCATGTTCTGCAACCGAAACGTCCCAGTTACATTGATGTAATAATCGTTCTATTACACTTTCTACATCTTCACCTACATAACCTGCTTCAGTTAATGTTGTAGCATCTGCAATAGTAAAAGGTACGTTTAATCGTTTGGCAAGAGTTTTAGCAAGTAGTGTTTTTCCACTTCCTGTAGGACCTAGCATAATAACATTACTTTTTTCTATTTTAGGTTCTTCGTCTCCATAAAATAATCTTTTATAATGATTATATGCAACAACACTCAAAACTTCTTTTGCATGTTCTTGGCTGATTACAACCTTATTAAGATGGTCATTAATTTCGTCAGGCGTAGGTACTTCAGTGATATCTAAATCATCTATAGTATTTTCGTCGTTGATAATTTTATGACTAATACTAATACATTCATTGCAAATGTATGAGTTAGGTCCAGCAATTAATTTTTTGACTTCATTTCTGTTTTTGCCACAGAAACTACATGTTAAATTTTTATCGTTTGAATCGTTTATGTTATCGCTCATTTTTTAATTGTGTATCTAGTTTCACCTGTGTCTTCGTCACCGTCAGTTGGTAAAGGAATCGCCCAAAACCCTAACTTATTATTTACTTCTTCTTGGCTTAAATCCTTCAACATAGTGAGTATCTCTTCTGTGCTTAAATCATTTACATTCATTTCGCTATTTGCAATCAAAGTTGCCGCGGCTTTAAGGTCTCCTGTAGCAGGTAACTCTACTGTTTGTGGTCTGCGTGGTCCTTCAACTACTTTTTCTTTTACTATTTCTTTAATAACTTCAACAGGTACTTCTTTTACTATTTCTTTTTCTACTATTCGTTCTGGCCCTGGCACTTCGACAATTTTTTCAACCTCGACAATCTTTTCGACCTCGACAGGTTTCTCAACAATTTTTTCCTTCTCAACAATCTTCTCGACTTCGATTTCAACGGGCACCTCCTTAGTTATAGTTTTTGGTTTTGCTTTTAACTTTTTTTCTAATGTTTCAATCTTTGATTTTAATGTTTGAATTTCTTGATTATACATTTGTTCCTGTTTTGTGGAAAGTGGAACAACTACTTCTCTAATAGTCTCTTTTGGCTTTTTTTCAAGTTTAGTTAAAGCATCATCTAACATAGACAACGTATTTCCATAACGTTCCCATAAACTATCTAATGCTGTTTGGAGTTCTTTTTTAGTCGCCATCCTTATCCAACCTTTGCTTTAACTTCTTTTCTAAGTCTAAAATTGCTTTGGGCGGATTCAAGTCAATGTTGAGTTCTTTTTCTACTTCTTTTTCAACGATTATTTCTTTGGGTTTTTCTTCTAATTGTTTTTCCAGTTCTTTTATTTTTGCCTGATTAGCCGCCGCTTCTGCCATTGCCACAGCCGCATCATCTACCGCTGATGGCATTTCATCTCTGTCGAAATATTCTACACTAGTAGGTCCACTTGTGTCACGTAACTCGTCACCATCCTTCCCTGATTGTCGTAAATGTAAGTCGTCGCTTGTTGAGTAGTTCCTTGATTCACTATTTTGTAAACTACCTGCTTCGATAATACTTCCGGTTGGCTCAGAGACTTTACCGAGGTCGTCGGAATACTCTGAATTGGTGTAATGCTGTTTACTTCCATTACCATCTCCTTCTGGTCCTGTTTTTTCTAAGTTTATCCCATATCTAAGTAATGTTTGGTTGGCGGCAATAATCAATACGACTGCTAGTGGATCAAAAACGAATACTAGCATCAAAATGAATAGTCTAACTGCTTGGTCTAAATAGTCTTGACTATCACCGCCATAAATCAATTCTGCTACATATTTGATAGGGCCAACTTCCGTTTCTAAATCTCTTACAATACTTTCTGCTTCAAATTTTTCATCTTTTAGTATTGCAATGTTGTCGTAAAGATTATCTATTTCTGTGTTGTACTCATCTATCTTCTGTAGGTTTGTGTCTTGTTGGTCTGTACTTTGATTTCTCAATCTGTTTATTTCTGCATTTGCATCATCAATAGTTTTCTGTGCTTGAGCTCTATAGTTGTCTATAGCATCTTGAAAAACTTTTATATCTGCACTTGCAGTTTGTCTTAAAGTGTTCTTTTCTTCTTTGATAGTGTCACGTTCTGCTTTTTGACTTGCAAACAATTCATTTGCTTGAGCAACGTAATCTATTTTTTCTGTTTCCGCTTGTCTAAATGCACCACCCTCGTCTAGTGTAACAACTTCTACACCTTTTGCTCTAAGGTCATTTACTGATTTGTCTAATGCGGCTAATCTACTATCTAATTGTGCAATGTCTTCTTTTAATTGTGCTCTGACATTTTCTATTTGTTCTTGGTTGTAGTCTATATCACCTTGTACTCTTGCCCATGCACCATCTCTTATTTCTTCTTGTTGTGCAATGCTGTTACTAACATCTGTTGAACCACCTAAAGATAAAATTCTATCTTCTATGATATCAATTTTGTTTTCTTCTCTGGCAATTTGTCCATCAATTCTTTCTACTGTAGCAAATGCATTGCTACTAACTCCTGCTTGGTCTAAATGTGCTTTTGACAAGTATCCAAATATACCCATGCTTGTAACTAACATTAAAACAACCACGGCTATGGATAGGTATGTTTTTAATAGTAAAGTTGTTTCATGCCAATATCTATAAAGCCAACTTGCTGTAAGTAATTTACCTATCTCAAGTGTACCTGCCATAATTGCAATCGGTACTGCTGAGGCACTGAAAATAGCCATAAGACCTTCAATAGAAAACCATGCCGCAACTCCGGCGATGGCTAGGGCTGTAAACAATGTGATTAGACCAAACAACATAGTAATTAGTATTTATCTATATAAATAGTTAGTTATGGAACTTAACTGGACTCACCACGTTGATAAAAACTATTTAGAATGTATTATTACAGAAAACCTTTATTATAGGGCCTTTAAAGGCGGTAAGAAAATAAAGAAATATGTTGACGAAAAAGTTGTGGATGTTTTTGCATTTACAGAACAAGATGATCCTTGGGAACATGAAAAATTTTGGATTAGTACATACTATAGTGATACATTAGGAAAATACAGTCCTATGCTTGATTATGACAGAGTACAACAACAAGCATGGAAGGTTAGTCACAAATGGGACAATCAAGAATTTCCTTGCTTTGGTGTGAGTAAACAAGGTGAGTATCTAGACAGACTACAAAGACCCACAAGTAAACAAACAGGACAGGACATGATTACTGTACTTAAAAACAATGAATTTCATATGATGATAGAGAAAGACAACAATGGCGATTATTGGCAGAGACCTTATTGTACAGAATTGGATACATTTTATAATGTCCAGCCTTGTTGTGTTTTTCCAGAAAACCCTGGTAGAAAATTTATACATCATGATGAAGCAAAACGTTTGATAGAGAAGTATGGTTATGCAGAAAATACATGATACTTCCAATCAGATTCGAAAATAAATCCTATTTTATTCCAGAGAGACTAGAATATTCTCATTTTTTTGACATAGCAGTTGACAGAGAAGTTTTTGGAGACCATCAAGATATATGGCATTTGGCATGTAGCCAAATACATAACTATAACAAAGATTGGAAACTGCAAGAAAATTTTATAAATTTTGAAGATGTTTTGCATAATAACTTTGATCCTGATGCTTATTTGGAAATTACAATAGGTCATTGGTTTTTACTAAAAGATAGAAGTTGGGCAAAAGATAAAAACATTATTGTTACTAACTTTACAGAATCTTGGCTAAGAGGTTTACCTTGTTTTGGTAATGACTTTGGCAGAGAAATAATTGACCTAACTGTCCTAAGTGACTTAAAACTAGCAAAGAATCCTGTATTAGTCAGGGATAATGCAATTAAGATAGATGGTATCAAATGTGTTCAAGTGCATTACTTTTACATGGAATGTAGAGAGCATCATAAAAGTTGGATACCGTGGTGTAAGAACTATGAAGAGTTTGTTGCAGAAAACATTAATAGAATAGACCAGAAGAAAAATAAATTTGTTGCATTGTTAGGACATCATAAGCCACATAGAACAGATTTCTTGAAAAAAATAAGAAAAGAAATTAAAAAGAATCCTTTAGATGTAAAAGGATACTTTGGTGGTTTTGATTATGGCAAAATAGATGCCGACGAACACCAGGATAACCATATAGATGATGACTTTTTGAAGGATAGATTTATTGCTAAAGAATGGCTTTGGAATACAAAGTTATGGGTAGCACATGAAACACATTGCACTTATGAAGGTCAAGAACCAGAATATGTAAATGCACCTATCACAGAAAAAACTTGGAAGCCAATTGCATTTGGTATGCCATTTGTTATAAATTGTAATATACAACAATTAGAAAGAATAGAAGAATTAGGATTCGATACATTTAGAAGTGTGTTTGGTGATTATCACACAAATGATTTTGAAACAACAAATGACAATATAATTGCTATAATCAAAAACATAGACAATTACGAATCAAAAGAACTAAAAAGAATTTGTAGAAAAAATTGGATTAGGTTTATGAATCTAACAGAGTTCGATTTTCAAGATATATTTTGGAAAGAACTAGAAATAGATTACAAATAAAAAAATAGGTACACGTCTGTACCTACTTTCTTTAACGACTCGTTCTCATATATTATTCATCGTATAATGGACTTTAGGCGTCCCACGGCTCCAAGGGCCTGTTAGTTATTGTACGTCTTCTATAAAACGTACTTTTTGGTGGTCTGCTAATTCAACTGTAGCACTATTGGCTTCATGTTCTCTAACAGTACATTTCTGTACCCAACACCTACCATTAGTCAGTTCCTTAACAATTCTGTCTGCTTCATCAAATGCCTGTTCGGCAAATCTTTCACAGCCAACACCTCCAACTACTCTCAAATCAATTAATCCTTTGTCTGCTAACATTTGAAATGTTTCAAACTCTGGATCATCACTTGCAAGTAGGTAAGTATGGTCAAACATATATTTCAACCATTCTTTAAGTGGCTTCAGTCCTCCAAAGTCCACTATCCAGTTACGTTCATCAAGTTCATCACCTCCAAAGAGAAATTCAAACTGTAATGCATAACCATGGATTAAATTACAATGGCTGTCTGCTCTCCATTGTCTAAATGCACATGAATGTCCTGTATTATGTGCATAAGTTTTTCCTGAATAAAATCTTTTTGTCATAGTGTCTCAATCTTTGATGTTTGTTTTGTGTAGCCTTTACTTATCTCGTCATTAGTCTTAGCCATACTCAAAACGTGTTCCATCTTTATTGATACTGTTGATTCTGGATTCACTGTCATCATATAAGGCATAAGTCCGAAACCTTCTGCACTTCTACCTACAATTAATGGCGTATCAAGTTCAACGTAACCGTCTTCTCTTTTATCCTTCTTTAGTCTTGCAACTAATTCTTCGCCTGTTGTAAGTCTGCAACTAACAACTTCGTTTTCTTTAATAACTTCAATAAGCATAGTATTTTCCTGTAATGTTTCTATTATACAGATTAGTTATGAAAAGTCAACCTTTTTTTACTAAAATCCAGGCAACTGTGTTTAAGTGATGGTTGGGTTTGGATAGATTTATTTCCAAGTTATATTTTTGTGCAAATACATTTAATGCTTCTTTAACACCTTCAATGGCATAGTCATCAAAAACTATTACGCCGTCTGTCATCAAAGAATAAATCCACTCTGCATCTTTAAGTACACTATCTTTGCTATGGTCACCATCTATAAATGCATAACCTATTTCAGGCATAGGATAGTTTTCTAAAGGTGAATAGTCTCTTATAAATGTAACATTATCAAACTCATCAAATTTCTTTATAACTTTGTCATATTGATAATGAGGAGTTCTATCAATCTCTAAACCAAAAAAGTCATCATGCATAACTGTTTGAACTACATTGCCTTCAAATGGATCAATAGCAAAAACATGTTTGGGTTTGCTATTTTCAAGTAAATGCATTAAACTTTTACCACAAAACACACCTACTTCAATACAATTTGTATTTTCATCAACATGTTCTTTTATAAGTTCTTCTATGCAAATTGCTTTTTCAGGGAATAGAAAGCCAACAGTGGATTGCCATTTTAACATATGGATATTTAATTAGAACTTAAAAATAAATTAAATTATTCCGGCTTCTTGTTCAGTCATTTTTATATGACCTTCTCTGATTAACTTTTTACGGTTAGCCATATGCTTGTCTTGTATTTCTTCTTTACTGCCGCCAAAGTATGCAACTGCATGTCCTTCTTCTACCATTATTTCAGATACCATTCTCCAAGAATCTGTTGGTGCATAATAAACAGTAAAGTCGCCTAGTATTCGACCAAACTTACCTTTCATGTCTACGCCTTTTTTATCGATTTTAGTTTTTAGAATAGGACCTGATTTATTATCAAGCATTTCTTTTAGCCTTTTCTTTGCGGCTAAACCAAATTGTTTTTCTACTTTATCTCTTGTCCTGCTTTCTGGTGTGTCTATGCCTATAAGTCTGACACGTTCATTTCTAAGAACAATATCAAAACCTAAATCTATGTCTACATCTACTGTATCACCATCCACGACTTTTAAGACTTTGCATCTATATTCGTACATAATTACTCCTGTGTTTCCTACAAGAGTATTTATCTTAAAGTACTGCTTTAATCGTTTCTAACTAAGAAGGTATGATTGCTTAAAATAGCAACTACAGGATATACACTTCCCCAATTAGGTTGACTTATATTATGATTATAATAATGTGTCGCACCACTTGTAGGATCTATAGTAATACCTTTCATTGCCAATAATGCAACTTGGACACTTTGTTTCCAAGACTCCATATTAGGCCCTATAGGCTTTCCTGCTCTACTACCAGTGTGATATACTATTTGAATTTCATCACTTTTGCCATCACAATACCAACTGAATTGACATAAACCAATTACAGGTGTTTGTTTGCCTCTCCAGTTTGTGTAATATTTTGCTTGTTGAACAACATCACAAATGTTGTTTGGATACTTAGGATGTTTCACCCTATTTAATGTAACATGAGCAACAGCACTTTTACCTGCTAAAGACTCTCCTTTTGCTTCATGGTACACATTAGTCGCTAAACATAATGCTTGTTCAGGGTCTATCTTGACTCCGTCTACATTATAAGGTGCATAACTTACCAACATTGATAAAAGCACCGTCTTAATGGTAATCATTTCCATGTCATCAACTCCAATAATAAATTATATTATACTAAATTCGTGTGACTGTGTCAAGTTTTTGTTACCAAGAATATTGGCGTAAATGTTTGTTTATTTATTCTATTTCTTTAAAGGGAATTCTACTTACTTTACTCCATTGTTCGTCGGCAGTATATTTTGCCGCTTCTTCATAAGTAGGCATTGGGTCTTTGACTTTTGTAATTACGGGCCATTGTTTGCTCATTTCTTTATTAAACTCTAGCCAGTGATGGTCTTCTGGTGCAAGTTTTCTATCTGACACAATAGCATTTACAGGACACTCTGGTTCGCATATAGCACAATCAATACACACATCAGGGTCTATAACTAATGTATTCTCGCCTTCGTAAAAACAATCCACTGGACAGACCTTAACACATGTGGTATGCTTACAATCTACACATTCTCCTTTAACTACATAGGTCATTTAGTGGTCTCCAATGCTATATTTAACAAAAAAAAGGTATTTCGATACCATTTTTTAGTTATGATGTAAATAAAAGTAACTGATTGGTTATAGAACCAGTTGACACAAATAATGTTTCACCGCTCATTAAGATGTGATAGATAGTAAAGGAACTCGGCGTTCCCCAATCAGTCAACACAGACTCCGGAGTCAATTTGTGTTATCAATCCAGTATCAATGGCTTGTTGCCATAACTGTTCACTGGCTAAATTCTTTGCCTTTGCTTCGCATTGGATGTCGAAGTCTTTCCAGAAACTCAATGCCCAATCATTAGTTTTTTCATTAGGGTAAAAGTCTGAGTGTGCTCTTAGTTTTTGTTTTTTATGACCTGCTTCAAGAAGTCCCACAATATCATGCATACTAGAGTGGGTATCATCACTAATAGGTAAATGCTCGTCGCGACTGTAACTGTAATGCATAGCAGGACGAACTCCACGCCAACTGTCGATAACCGCTTTAACTCTGTCGTCCTCGGGTTGTATGTATTCTTCATCTCTAATCCAATGATGGTGTATGTCTAAGACCAACGCCAAATGTTTTGTAAGTTTAAGAGATTCATCAAGGCCCCAACACATTTCATCATTCTCGATTGTAATAGTGTTACGAGCTTCGGGTGATAATCTCGGTAATGTTTGTATGACTCCTTCTGCACCATGTCTGCCAGATATGTGTATATTAATTTTCATGTCTTGGAACTCTTTACCATAGCCCATCCAACGTGCCATGTTGACATGATACTCAAATTCATCAATGCTACGTTCTACAACATCAGGCTTGTCGCTAGCCAATACGCAAAACTGCCCAGGATGGAAACTAATACGCACATCAAGATTACGAGCCAGTTCGCCAACCTTAGCGAATCCTTTCTCCAGCATTCTGATATTGTCAGGATCGTCCCACATGTAGCGAAAGTTTGGCTCAGTAGCCATAGGTATTTGATTACTTCCAAGACGTACCATCCTCCTGTTTTCAGGTAGACTGCCTACCCATTCCACAAGATTGTAGGCACTTTGCATGTTGTGTTCTACTAGATCCAACATACGTTGCTCTGCAACAGACTTTTCTTGTCTTTTGCACCAAGCAACAGTAGTTACCTTTTCTGTGTAGTTCTGCTGTATTTCCTTAAGGATCTTGGGCTTTTGCGTCTGATCCGGGTCCAGATATTTGCAACAGAAACCAATGCGTTGTATAGATTCGTCAAACATGGCTAAATTATACACTAATACAGTATCGATGTCAACTAAATAATGATATGGATATAGACAAAATTATTGCTTCAGGAGACAGTTTTACTGAAGGTGCTAAAAATGTAATCAATATCACAAGTGTTGAAACATGGCCCGCAAGGTTAGGAAAGAAATTAAATGTGCCTTGGGTAAACTTAGCAGAAGGTGGATCAAGCAATTATGATGTTGCATTACAACCTATTCAGCACATAGATGATAAGCCTTCAAATAAACCTCTGTTTATATTTGGTTTTACTGTGGATCATAGAATTACATACTTTGATTATGACTTAGGTAAAATAAAAAGTTTTTATACACTTTTACCAGAAGAGATTGATACTGTATTTAATAAAACCACTGAACTTAAAAAGAAATTAAGTTTAGATGTTACGTTAGGTTTAAAAAACAATGTAGATTTTGTTGGAAAATGTGATATTAAAAAAGTAAACAAAGATGATCCTGACCCGTTACTAGATGGCTTCCTGTGGCAAACTATAAATGCAATTAATATTGCTATGAATTATAAAAACTTATACAAAGGTGCGGAAGTACTTTGGGGATTCATACATGCAGAAGATACAGCAAGAGATATAAGAATTAGAACATGTCCTTTTACAAATACTCAATATAAAATAAATTGGCCCCACATGGATAATTGTTTTAATCAGTATATGGATAACTTTAATGCTGTACAAGGTTTAAGTGATAAAGAAAAAAACTGGGCAAAGAAAGATGACTGTCATCCAGACGTTGTAGGAATACAGAAGTATGCTGACTTCTTTGCAAACGTCATATCAAAAATAAGATAAATAATGATGTAGATAACTACATAATCGATTATTAGTGGAGTAACCAATGGCAGATATTAATAACTTCGGGTTGAAAGGATTAGGCAGTCTTGTCCAATTCGGAAAACGCGGATTAAAACTTCTCACAAACACAACAGATAACGAATTTACGTTTACTGACAATGACGGTTCAACTCTAGTAGAAGTAAAAGGTGCTGATGCAACTCAGGCTAATGCATTCTTTACAAAAGGACAATTTGATAGTGCTACGCAAACAGTTGCTCAATATGTAAGTACAGAAGTACAATACAATACAGGGACTACAACTTTGTTTGAAGCACCAGCAAATTCTATGATATTCAGTGTACATGTTGATGTTGGCAGTCCGTGGGTAAGTGCAAACAGTACCACAGCAGTCCAAGTTGGTGATAGTGGTGATGCAGATAGGCATTTTAGTGCCGGAGATGCTGATATGACTCAGACATTTCAATTTCAAAGCAATCATCAACACATTTACACATCTGCCACAGACGTTGTTGCAACAATCACGCAGGGCGGAGCATCATCTGGAACTGCTACAGTAACAGCGATTGTTATTACGCAGGCTGGAGTTACAAGTAATATTGCTAGAGATTACGGTTCGGTAGCATAACAATATTAATTTAAGAAATAAGCACACCTTCGGGTGTGCTTTTTTTTGACAAAAATTGAGAAACTGATAAATACACATATAATGTTTAGAAAATTATTTAATAGGAAGAGTCAATTGAATAGAGAAGCAGTATTTGAACAATTAAAAATCGACGAAGGAGTCGTAAATGAAATCTATAAAGACCATCTCGGCTACCCAACATTTGGTGTCGGCCACCTCGTCCTCGAATCAGATCCAGAATACGGGCAAGAAGTCGGAACACCAGTCTCAGAAGAAAGGGTCAAAGAGTGTTTTGAAAAAGACCTCGACACAGCAATCGGAGAATGTGAGTTATTATACGAAGACGGGGTCTTTGGAAACTTACCAGACGAAGTCCAACAAATATTGGTTAACATGATGTTTAATATGGGTAGAACTAGGTTAAGTAAATTTAAAAAAATGCATGCCGCAATTCTAAAAGAAGATTGGAAAGAAGCCGCAGTAGAAGGCAGAGATTCAAGATGGCACAAACAAGTAACTAACAGAGCAGAAAGACTCATGGTTAGATTAGAGAATGTATAATGAGATTAACAGACTTTTTAAATGAGGCAGACCAAGTAAAGGCTAAAGAAAAGAAGCCTAAGAAAATCAAGCCTAACAAAGGACATGAAAGTCCTCATCCTTACCAAGGAAGACTTGTTGGCGAAAGTAAACCTCAAAAACCTAAACCTTATAGTCCTAAGCAACCTAATCCAGTTGCTAAACATTCAAGGAATAAAAGTGGTGCTGGTGCTCATAAGTCTGCAAAGGATTATGACAGAAAAGATAAAAGAGCAGATATACTTTCTAGAATGGATGAAGGTGAAGAAAGAAGTATTATACAACAAGCATGTATTGAAAAATTAATAGACAACTTTTCTGGCAGAGAATCTAATTATGAAAACAAAGAAGAATTAGAATATGCAATTTTTCAACAACTAGAACAATTAGATGTTGCAGATTGTGTAGATCCAGAAATGGAAGTAGGTGGACAACCAATTGGTAACTTTGCTAGTGGCAAGGTTTTAGATACAATTAACTCAAGTGATGTAATATATGACGTGATGAATGCTTTGGATTTATCAGAATTAGAAGGTGTATATGAAGGCATACTTGTTGCTGACAGAGGCGATATTATAAACAGTATTTTAGACCAAATAAGAAAAGAAGCATATGATGATATAGGACTTATAAAACACTTAGCAAAATTAATAGGCAAATCAGTAACTGTTAGAAGGCATGGACATAAAAAAGAAGGTGGAGTATTACAGTTAGAGCATGTAGAAAAATTAATGCTTTTACCTCCACAACATTATCGAACATTAGAAGAAGCAAAAGGCAAATTAATCACAGAAGCAGAATTCGATAGACTAGCAGAAAAGAAAGATGCTTGTTATCACAAAGTAAAATCAAGATATAAAGTTTGGCCCAGTGCTTACGCCAGTGGTGCATTAGTACAATGCAGAA